TTCGGTAGGAAGTGCACCAAATAACGGAGGTCCAGGTGGTGCTGGAGCAACAACTGCTATTACAACATCATCAAGTTATGGTGAGGCTACACCAACACCAGGAAGAGCATACGCTGGAGGTGGTGGAGGTAGAGGTGGTGGTCCTGCTACACGAGCACAAGGTGGATTAGGTGGTGGTGGCAATGGTAACCTAGATAGTTCTGGTGGTGACCACGGTACAACTAACACTGGAGGTGGCGGTGGTGGAAATGGATCATCTTCTTCTGGTGCTAATGGCGGTAGCGGAATCGTAATAATAAGGTACAAATTTCAATAGGTAAATTATGAGTGAAATAAAAGTAAATAAAATAAGTCCAAGAACAGCGTGTGGTACAACTACATTAGGAGATAGTGGAGATACATTTACAATCCCTGCTGGTGTATCAATAACCAACTCTGGAACTGCGTCAGGTTTTGGTTCTACAGGTGAAGTGTCTTGGGTAACAACAAAAAAAACAACAGGTTTTACAGTAACAGCAGGAGAAGGATATTTTTGTGATACCTCTAGTGGAGGTTTTACAGTAACTCTTCCGGCAGGAACTGCAGGAAATTCTTTTGCAGTTGCAGATTACACAAATACTTTTCAAACAGGTAATTTAGTTATTACACCAAATGGAACAAATAAAATTGGTGGAGTAAATGCAAGTGTAACATTAAACACCGAAGGACAATCGGCATATTTTGTATATGTTGATGATACCGAGGGATGGAAAAATGTTATAGACTCTACATCTAATCTTACAGGAGGAACATTTATAGGAGCAACTGGTGGTAATGCTATTGTTACTTGTGGTAATTTTAAAACACATATTTTTACGGGGCCGGGCACTTTTTGTGTTGCAAGCCTATCAAGCTGTTCTGCTCTTAACAAAGTTGATTATTTAGTTGTAGCTGGCGGTGGTGGTGGCGGTGGCGCTGACAACGAAGTTAAAGGCGGTGGCGGTGGTGCAGGAGGTGTAAGATTTTTTTCTACAGCTCCAGGAAATAACTCTCCTCTAAATAATTCAGGCGCAAGCCCTAACACAGAAATTACAGTTACAGCTACGGCTTTTCCAATTACAGTTGGAGCAGCAGGATCAGGAGCACCAAGTTCTCCTCCAGCAAATAACCAAAGTGGAACAGCTGGTGGTACATCAACATTTAGTACCGTTACTTCAGCAGGAGGGGGAATAGGTGGTTCTTATCAAGTAGCTGCTGGTAGTGGAGGATCAGGAGGAGGCGCTGGAACATGGGCTTCTTCTCCTTACCAAAATGCTGGTAGTGGTAATAATCCACCCGTTGCCCCTGTACAAGGTTTTAATGGAGGAGTGGGAAATCAATATAGTAGTGCACCAAGTTTTGGAGTAGAATCTGGAGGTGGTGGTGGAGGGGCTGGAGCAGTTGGTACAACAGCACCTGTGCCGGCAGATGGTTCTCAAACTCCAGGTGGTGCAGGTTCATATATAGCAGATTCATTTGTGGGTCCAACAGCTCCAAGTTATGGAACACCAGGTCCTGTATCAGCAGCAAGATATTTTGGTGGTGGCGGTGGTGGAGGTCAACAAGGCTGTGCATCTGCTGGTGGAGCAGGAGGAGGTGGGACTAGCGGAAATAGTACAAACTCACCAGCGCCCGCACCTACGGCTGCTGGACAAGCTGCTACAATAAATACCGGTGGTGGCGGTGGTGGAGCAGGAGCAGTTCCAGCTGGAACTAATATGCCTGGTGGTGGCGGTGGTTCAGGAATTGTTATGATAAGGTACAAATTTCAATAGTTGAATGGTAATTAAAATTAATATATAAGGAGAAACATTATGGCACATTTTGCAAAACTAGGAGCTAACAGTAAAGTTATTACAGTATTAACTTTAGATAACAAAGATATGTTAAATGCTGATGGTGTTGAAGATGAATCAGTAGGTCAACAATATTTAGAACTACATAATAATTGGCCTGCTCAAATGTGGATTCAAACTTCATATAACACAGTAAGTAATACACATAGATTAGGTGGAACACCTTTTAGAGGTAATTACGCAGGTATAGGTTATGAGTGGGACGAAGATAATCAAATCTTTTGGCCTAAAAAACTATATGCATCTTGGGTAAAGAATATAACTGAGGCTAGATGGCAATCACCAATCGGTGATGCTCCAGCATTAACTGCAGAACAACAAACACAAAATGAAGATGGTACTCATAGATGGGGTTATAATTGGAATGAAGAAGGCCAGTCTTGGGACTTGACAGATTTAATGGCATAAATTAAAAAGGTATGTGGTATGCAAAAGAAAGTATTATCTGAAATAGCATTATATTACGGTGATGTAGCAATGCCTAAAGATTGGGACATTGACCGAGATAAATTATCAGGCGACATTTTACAATCACAAATTCAAAACAAAAATTTTCCATTCTCAAGAACCTGGGATATGTTAAATACCTATATGCGGGATCACATTAATCTCGAATATGGTATTAATTTAATTAACAAAGAAACGTGGGGTAACATTTATAAACCTGCGGAAACTACAATTCCCTTACTTAATATTGATCCAGTAGATTTACGTAACTCACCAGACTTTACATTACTCTATGGTGTAAAAGTCAAAGACTGCATGGTCAGAATACATTTTGAAGATAACAGACGTAAAGGAAGAAGTTGGGACATACCTTTAAAAAATAATAAATTTATTATGTTTCCATCAACAAATATGTATTACTTAACCAATAATCAAAAGGATAGTTTAAATTTTGTACAAACTATAACGTATGAATATATCTAATCATTATTGGTATTTTAGTGGTGTGCTAACACCTAAATTTTGTGATGAAGTAATAGCTTATGCTAATAGACAAAAAGAAGTTATGGCTAGAACTGGTGGATTTGGTGATAAAAAATTAAATAAAGAAGAAGTTAAAAATTTACAAAGAAAAAGAAAATCCGATTTAGTTTGGTTAAATGACACTTGGATATATAAAGAATTGCATCCATATGTACACAAAGCAAATGCAATGGCTGGTTGGAATTTTGAGTGGGATAGAAGTGAGTCTTGTCAGTTTACAAAATATAAAATAAATCAATATTATGATTGGCATTGTGATAGTTGGGATAAACCTTATGATAAACCAAATACACCAGATCACGGTAAAATTAGAAAACTATCTATGACGTGTCAGTTAACAGATGGTTCAGAATACAAAGGCGGTGAATTAGAATTTGATTTTAGAAACTATGATCCACATATGCGAGACGAATCAAAGCATAGAATACAATGTAAAGAAATATTACCAAAGGGATCTATTATTGTGTTTCCTAGTTTTGTATGGCACAGAGTTAAACCAGTAACATCAGGCACAAGATATAGTCTTGTGGTATGGCATTTAGGAAGGCCTTTTAGATAATGTTTATAAATACATATTTTCCAACTGTAATATGGAGTGAAGAAAAACCAGAGTTTGTTAAGTCGTTAAACAAAGCAAGTAATAAATATATTTCTGATGCCCGTAAAAGAGAAAAAGAATGGATAAAAAAACATGGTGATTTTGGAAGATCCTATCATTCAACACCACTTACAACTGACAATAATTTTTTAGATTTTAGAAATTATGTTGGTCAAAAATCTTGGGAATATTTAGATCACCAAGGTTATGATATGAAACAATACACAACTATGTTCAGTGAGCTATGGGTACAAGAGTTTGCTAAAAAAGGTGGTGGTCATCATTCAGCACACATACATTGGAATCAACACGTATCAGGTTTTTATTTTTTAAAATGTAGTGATAAAACTTCTTACCCTGTATTTCATGAACCAAAGACCGGTGCGAGAACAACAAAGTTAAAAATGAGACCAGACCTAAAAGGTGTATGGGCTGGTCACGAACAATTTCACATACAACCTAAACCCGGAATGTTAATTATATTCCCAGGATATTTAGAACATGAGTTTGCAGTGGATCATGGTAAAGAACCTTTTAGATTTATACACTGGAACATACAAGCAGTGCCAAAAGAAATGGCTAAAGATGTCTGATATTAAAATAATAGATAATTTTTTAGATAAAAAATTATTTGAAGAAATACAAAATATTTTATTAAGTTCAGAGTTTGCTTGGTATTATAATAAAGATATGAATTTTGAAGGTGATAATAAAATTTATTTTACTCATAAAATTTATGAATCCCCTATTTATTTTAGTAATAAATTTTATTTATTTAAAAATGTATTAAATAAAATTAATCCAAAATCTTTATTGAGAATAAAAGGCAATTTGTATGTAAAAGAAAAACAAAAAACAAAACATAATGATCACGTAGATTATACTTTTAAACACAAAGGTTGTTTATTTTATATTAATAATAACAATGGAGAAACTTACTTTGGTAAAGAAAAAGTATTACCAAAAGAAAATAGAATGGTATTTTTTGATCCAAGTAAAAAACACAGTAGTTCAAGTTGTGATGATAGTAATATAAGAATAACAATTAATTTTAATTATTTATAATATGAGTTTTAAAAAAAAAAAATACACAGTCATCCGTCAAGCAATATCAAAAGACCTAGCAGGTTTTGTTGCAAACTATTTTTTAATGCAAAAACAAGTTTATGATACTTGTAAACAATCACGATATTTTTCACCATTTGAAACTATTATAGGATATTATGAAGGCGAGAATGAACAGATTCCAAACACCTATTCTCAATATGCTAATATGGCTATGGAAACTTTATTACTTAAATGTCAGCCAGGTATGGAAAAAGCTACAGGTTTAAAATTATACCCTGCATATACTTATGCAAGAATTTATAAAAAAGGTGATGAACTTAAAAGACATAAAGATAGATTTAGTTGTGAGATATCAACTACTATGAATCTTGCCGGTGATGACTGGCCTATATATTTAGAGCCATCTGGCGAGACTGGTAAAAAAGGTGTTAAAGTAGATTTAAAACAAGGAGATATGCTGGTTTATTCTGGCTGTGAGCTAGAACATTGGAGAGAAAAATTTAAAGGTAAAGAATGTGTACAGGTTTTTCTGCATTATAACAATCGTAAAACCCCAGGATCAAAAGATAATATGTTCGACAAGCGTCCACATTTAGGTCTTCCCTCTTGGTTTAAACGATGATATAATTCTTAGATGGAGGCAGGGCACCACCACATACCCCCTGTCTCCTTTTAAGGACATTTATGAATTTAGGTTTTGACGCAATATCACAATTTCCC